CGGCATTAACTTGGTGAATGTCTCCGTTAAGGAGGATGTCAGCGTAACGACCTTGGTCATACCTAGCAAGATAATGAGCAAGCATCCTGAGTTCAATGCCTGCAAGATCAGCACCAACCATAAGCTGACCGGACGACGGTATGAACAGTTTTCTAAAGTCATGATCTGATGGGACTTGTCCCAGATTTGGTTTACGGTGTGCACATCTGTGCGTGTTTGTAGCTACTGAACAGTGATGATGAATACGTTTAGCATTCGTACATAGCTTCAGCCAGGCGTTCGTGCCTTCGGAGATCATCCCCAATTTCTTCGTAATATCGAGACACTTCAGAAACATCAGAGCTTCTGGTGTTCCGATCTCCTTCAGAATTACTTCGTCGATGATAGGCTTCCCAGTAGGAGTCGTCTGGGTCGGCTTCCAACCATGAAATGTTTGCAGGATCCATGATATATGATCTCTCGATGTAGGGTTTAATTCTTTGAGACGAGTAAACGTGCATCCTTCGATATACCCAGAACGTTTGTTATTTCGTTTAGGAGTGAATTGCGGTCCTTCAACGAAAGGATACCTGTTGCGTAGTAGTTGATAAGTTTCTTCAAGCTCTGCTCTGAGAGACGATGCAAGTTTCCATGCAGAGCGTTCGTCAAAACACCATCCATGTAGTTCTTGTTTTGTGAGAATCCGTGCAGTGTCATGTTCTAGCGTGACCCAGTCAGGTACGGGTGGAAGTGGTCGCATATTTTTTTGGTAACGTTTACGTCTTGTACACAGTAATCTTGCATACTTGGACTCCATTCTTTCCAGTCAGTATCTTTACCAAACTCACCTTTGTATTCACCAAGACGATGACCGTAAGCTTCTAAAGAATGGCGACCATACAACTGCATAGGCATGTTATCCCATTTGTGTTTTTTGTCTAATTCAAAAAGATCTGTGTGATACAAGCGTGACAAAAGAAGTGTATCTAAGACCAACGCTTTCGGGTTGAACCACGGATATATTTTTTGGATGACCGGTAAATCATACCCGATGATGTTGTGTCCGACAATGACATCACTATCTTCCAATCTTTGTACGCCTCTGACAATCGGTTCTTGATTGCCTTGATCGTTGTAAATAAATGTTTGGTCAGTTTCGCTATCATAAATGACAATACAGTGGATTTGGGTAACATCATCGAGCAGACCGTCTGACTCTAAATCAAAGATCAACATCAGCGACCATGCCAAACGTACGTCTTATCAACAAACTTAGCACGCTCAACTGCTTCAGGTGTAGGTGGAGTAGGACGTTTCAATTCAGAAGTCTGTGGTTGGGTCAAATTCTTGTTCTGGTTCAGTTTCATTGAATTTACAGGTGGATAGGTCATAATCTAGCGTACAGGCGACGCCAACTTCGCCAGAATATCTATTTTTAAGGACTCGCACAGTTGTAGCATTTCGTTCAGGTCCGCCCTGTTGATCTCGTTCAAGCGCAATGACCGAATCACTGAGCTGAGCAATAGCAGCGGATCCTCTGAGCTGTCCAAGTGTAACTCGTGCTCCCTCTTCATGGTTGACATCAGATGACGTTCTTCGTAAGTGTGAAACAAGAAATAGTGAAATACCTGTACGTTCAACAAGAGAACGTAAGCGTGTCATGGTTGTGTCAATCATTTTACGTTCATCACCATCTAATCCCGACAAAAGGATTGAAAGGTGATCAAGAAAAACAACTTTGGTCTCTAGACCTGAAGCCATATACTCAATACGGCTATAAATATGGTCCGGATCATAGGAGCCAAACCCATCAAAAAGATGCAGATTCCACTTTGATATTGTTTGATCAAATATATCAACAAGATCTGATCTTTCGTGGTCACCAAGATGCAAAGGTTTACCGGCAGCTGCCGACATCAAACCTAAAGCTGTACGGCGGTTGGATTCTTCCAGCGCCAAATAACCGACCCGTTCTCCCTTTGAAAGAAGGTTAGCTGCAATGTCACGACAGAATGAGGATTTACCGATACCAGATCCTGCAGTGATAGTGACAAGCTCTCCAAACCTGATCCCGTGAAGCTTTGATTGTAATCCTTGAAATGGGTACTCATGATCAGCTGCTGGTGAGGGTGTAGTAATTACATCTAACAGTGTTTTGGCATCAACAATGCCGTCAGGTTTGTACTGAATGTGGTCATAGTTATGTACAGCTCTGATTGCACTCCTGTCATTAGCCATCAAAGCTTCTGAGGCATCCTTGTAAGCCTCTAGAAAGCCGATGAAAACCTTGCCAGGTGGTAAGACACTCGCAACCTCTTTAGAAGCCTTCTGACCGGCTTCATCGTTGTCAAAGAAAATGACAATCTTGTCGTAATAATTGACCCATTCGTAGTTATGCTGGATAGCTTTCTTTGCTCCAGCTGCACCACTGGGGATACTTACAACGTCCCATTTTGGCTGCGCTTCCCACACAGAAAGGCAATCCATTTCACCCTCTGTAATGACAAGTTTCTTTTCGTGGCTACTGGTGTTGTGACGGTAGTTTTGCATACCGTACAACGACTTTACTTCACCTTCAGTGCGGAAGTTTTTTGATTTAGTTTTGACTTTTGCACCAGTAAGAGTACCGTTGCTGTCATAATAATGGAAGCGTAGTTCTTCTCCATCTGTGTAGGCTTTGAATAGCTCACATGTTTGTTGTGTAATTTGTCGTTTCTGCAGCCGTTCGGCTGAGCCTCGTAAGGTGACATTTTGCATTTGATGATTGTGAACGGTAACGTCGTTACCTTGCGTATGTGTATAACATCTGAAACAAAAAGCGTGACCGTCTGAGTACAAAGAGTTTGCATCAGACGATCCGCAGTTGTCACACGGCATGTGCCGTACAAACTCTGAGTCGCTCATAGAAGCCACTTAAGTGGGATGTTTGCAAACGAACACCACGGGATGTTGTTGCGATCACACCACGCAGCGTACGTTGTTTTACTTTTTTTAGAGATTGTGTTGTAGGGTGCCTGAAAGACCATGCGAAGATCAATGTCAGGGTTTTGTTCCTTGACTGATTTGATCTTCTTTCGGTCTGCAGAATCCCAGTAACCTTTACACTCCAGGTGCACTCCGTTCGGAAGAACGAAGTCAGGGCAATAGGTGTGAGAGATTACATACGGGATTTTCTTACATTCGTATTCATATTTGACACCCAGTTCTACGAGAAGATCAGCGACCTTCTCTTCTAGACCTGAGCGGAATGCCATCAGTCTGCGTCCTCTAGTGCTTGCTCTACAAGCTCATCGACAATTTCGTTTATGGCACGCTGCATCTCGTAACGGAAATCATCACGAGACTTTTTGTATTTAGTCACCGTAATCGGTGGCAGCTTTGCAGTCATGTCGCATTGGTAAAGACCAAGCTCTTCGTTTTTGGTAATAGAAATGTCAATCATCAGAAGTCCTCCTCAGGCTCACCAGCATCGTTAATGACATTTGGATCAGTAACCTTAAAGCCATTGGTTTTACCAAACAACTCGGCAACATCTACATCATCCATGTCACCAGTATCTACACCAGCAGATGCAGACAACGAAATGACTTGAACAGCTTTAAGTTTCAAACTAGTGCCATACGTAACACCGTCCTTGAGAATGTAAGGTTTCTGGAAGAAAGCCAACTTAACTTTACTGCCACTGTACAGCGGAGTAGTTTCATCAGTGATAAGTGTGCCTTCAGTGTCAACAACAGGAGGCTTAGTTTCATCATTCCAAGTGAACTTGACTTGATACTTACCTTCAGACACCTCTTCCCAAGGTTCAGGCTTAAGAACAGAACGCTTCGGATTCTTCAGTTTAGATTCAGCCCACTTGAGGCTGTCGCTGCGATCAGCTTCCAGCTGGTCAACAACTTGTTGATCGACCACAGCCATTAGTTTGTAACCAAACTTGCCGGGTTGCAGTACAGCTTGATAACCTTCAAGGATAACAGGCTGTTCAGTTTTGATAATAGTACGTGCCATTCAGCAAAAGAAATAGGTGGAATTAATAACCGACTCAGGCTCAAGATCGCCAATAATCGGTGGGTCTGTCTCTGCCCCAATTTGTTGGGCAAAGGTAGTTAGATAGTCATGCTCCGCAAATAAGTGCATGTATGTCTCACGAACAATGGTTGAAAGAACAGACATGTCAGTAGCACGACATAAAACCGAGTCGTGTATGAGGGAAATCGGAGCGTTGAAGCGTAACGTAGATAAGTGCAGCAGTGACGCATCAAGAGAGTGGATTAAGTTTGGAGCTGTTGCGTTTTTGTGATGTGATTTATCAACAACATCACTATCAGCTGTTGCTACCTTGATTTTACATCGACCCAAAAGCTGCAGACGAATGAAGTCAACTTGCTTCTTCATCAGCTTTTGTGTGACAACAAAACCAGAAGGTGTGATCCAAGTAAGTTTACTTAGACCACGATCAATAGCATTTGACACCTCCGACTCAATCCAAGCCATCACTGACATAGGTCCAGGAACAATAACGTCCATGGCATTACGTACAGCCTTGACAGTTTCAGTCAAGTCGTCCTTGTCAACTTTTAACCCTTTTTCAGCTAATGCCTCTTTGATGTAACCACGATTGGAATAAGGTTTGGCATTGTAAGGCACAGTCATGACTACTCTTTTCACGGTTTTCCTGTCCATGTGAGGCTTCACTGAATCAGGTACGTTTGGAGTAGCTTGAGTCGCCACTACTTTGTAAGCGTCTTGGGGTTTGTCACTAGGCAAGACATTAACGAGTTTAGCTGTACTGGCGTCCCTTGCAAGACCTGCCAAGATCTGCAATCCGCTGCACGTTGCATCAGTGGCAACAGGTAATCCTGTGTGATTACGGTCACACAAAATGACACAATGATAATACTCATCACACGCTGCCAGGAATTGCCAAGGTTCATCGGCTGCTTCCCAGTCAGAGATGTTGTCGGTTGGTGCTGTTGCGACACGTTTGATGATTGTGATGTTGTTTTTAACCCAGTCTAGACGTTCGTCCATGCTGGACTTATCAAGACCGTAGGTAGTTGCGACCTGAAAGGCTAGCCATTCTTCTGCTTCAGGTGTCATAAACGACTGCCTATGAAACTTAAGTAATGACTTACCAAAGTCAGTATCTTGAGGTGTCAAGAATGCAGGTATTGGATATGCACGACCACGATAATCAAACGACCAAGGAATAAAGAACTTATCTTTACTTTTGAATTGTTTGACTGCATTCATTGTCATACGTGTACGACATGATCGTTCAAACTCTTGTGCATTCAAGTTCATCACTTCCGCAGCTCTACGCCTGTAGTCCTTCCGCGAGTCATAGTTGTCCGCAATGTCTACAGGCTTGGGAGGCATTGGATGTTCAACAATAGGGAGAAACTTACCGACCTGAACTTGTCTTTCCATTAACGTTTCTGCAACGTCAACTACAAAAGGGTTTAAGGTGTAAGCAACCTTCTGGATTTTATTCAGAAAGTCGATTGGAACTTCTCCCTGTATACATGGGACATCACCACGGCGGACCATGTCATAGCCCTTCATGATCTCGTTTAGAAGGTACCCACCTTGTCTGTCGTTGCTCCAATCATTTGGCTCAATCAGCATTGGCCAAGCAATAGGGCTGAACAGCTCAGCAGTAGCCATCACATTGTCCTTGATCACCATGAACTCAGGTGTAGGCACAATGTAATTCTTTCTAGTACGTCCTTCCTGAAGGGTATCACGCATGAACCAGTTGCTAGACTGACAAATGCAATCAAGCAGCCAAGTTCCAAGCTTGATACGTGTGACACGTCCCCAAGATTTCCACTGAGGTACATCGTAACGCTTCATCAATGTACTGATGACAGTTACTTTTTGTTGTGTACCAATTGATCTGTGCCAGTAGTTATCCTTTAGAGTCTTTAATAGACCAGGGACTGTGCGTTCGTAGTGACGCATCTTGCACTCGTTTTCAACTGCTTGCCCAATCGCATCAGTTACATTCTGAACAAGATTGCTAGACGGTTTAACACTGAAAACCTTGTCAAAGGTAACTTTGCATGCAATTGCCGCAACAGCTTCAGCTTCTATGTCCGTGATGTAACATTGAATCTCTTTGAAAGAAACACCAAGATGACCTTTCTTTATCCTAGTTTTAGTTGACTTAATACGTGCAACCACAAGAGGCAGAAGCTGGTCAATAGTAGCCACGCCATATACTGTAGCTGAAGCGTACTCTTTCTCTTGTAGCTTTCGTGTGTTGTCATGTAACTGTTTGAGACCTTGTCGGATTTGTTCACGTTCAAGCTTAACTTGTTCGTCAATCTCAGCAGGTGTTGCCATTCAGTCAAGATAAGTGGTGGTCATGTCATCAATCATTTGAGCCATCATTAGCTCTAACAACTCGTCCTTGTGTGGATGTGAGTTAACCTCTTCGATAAGAGTTTCAGTCATCAGTTCAAAGGTGGAATCAGTCATAGTTTTCTGCAGGTCCAACATAGTGTACAGCATCGTGAGTGCAAACAACAAACTCGTGGGTCTGTTGTTCCATTAAAGATCGAATCTTGTTTTCAGCAGCATGTTGCCGCTTGTACAAGTGTTCTTTTACTTTACCAGTTTTTAGGTTTGTTGTTCTGATAAGACAAGAAATGTCTGAAGGAAGTTCCCAACACGCGACCTTCCAGTCCATGAGTTCTTCAAACGTGTGAGGTATGAATGCCTCATCTGGTGCATCTTTGTAGGCTTTCCAATTGTTTGGAAGATAAGGTTGTTTACCATTCATCAGTCTGTCGCACATCGATAAGTTTAGTGTTTCTGTCTTCGGACAGTTCCAAGGCACTGAAGGCAGCGTCCATGGTACTGGCAGCGAGAATGTACATTGACTCGCCACTTGACAGGGTTACGTTATACTCTCGTAACGATGATTGTGAATAATCAATTAACTGCGTCCTTGCTAGATCTGCGTCTCCTTGCAGGTCTGGATTTAGGTTTGGGTGCAGTTGTGAATGATTCACGTTGCGCTAGCTCCTTATAGATAGGTGTCCATTTGTGGTTTGGATAATAATGCAGCCAACAGTGTAGTGCATTTTTGATGAAATAATCATCGTCGAGTGATTTAGTGTTTATTGTCATTCGTAATCATCTCCAATGATAGATAGCAGTTCATAGTAATCTTCAGACCACATGTCTATTGCTAATGTGGATGAACAGAATAGTGCCTCATGATGTGGCACATAGATCTCAATCTTTGTGTTGTTGTACTTCATTTCTTGTAGTAGTTAGAGGTGATACGGTTTGCACGTTGCCAAATGATGGCAGTGCTGAACAATCCTACCATACCGACAATGGCAAGAATAATGGTACTTTCGTTCCAAATCATTTGTGAGTCAGGCGATTGTCAAACTTGAAAATGGTTGCAACTTGGATTGCAATTTGTTCTTTTTCTTTTAGTTTGCGCTGAACATAGTTCACACACTTACTTTCTGACCACCCTGTAGCTGTTGACATAGCTAGAATTTGAGTACGAAATTTATGTGTGTATTTGTTACGCGGGGTGCGTACATACACACGATCGTCTTCAGATTTGAGATGGTAATAGTCCATGAGTTTTAATGATTGTGAACAATTGTTGTTAACTAAAGAGGCAAATTGCCTCATTTCGAATTGAGCTCAATTCTCATTCTGTAGTTACGGTTAAAGATGTAAGTGTTTTCACGGAATTGGAAGTCAATGTAATCATATCGAACTGTTTGATAGTACACTAACTCAAAGTCAATTGCACTCTTTAGAATGTCAGGAACTTGGTCAAGATAACCTATCTCATCAATAAGATTCTCAGTGAATTCAGTCAGGATATGTTGACCATAACCCTCAAATTCACCACGGAAAGCATCTTCAAACTGCTCAGCAGTTGTGATATCATAATCAGCAAGAACTTCGATGAATTCGTCATACTCATCCTCATCAATGATGAAAGATGTGCGTTCAGAAATCTCGTCGATGAGATACTGAATCTCTTCAGGCTTGGCATCATACCAAGCGGCAAAATCGATTCGTGATTTCATAAACTTGTCAGACAGGTTGTCAATGTCACCAAGCATTTCTGAGCGGTTGCCATCATGGCATACGTCAACGTATTGTTGTTGAAGAGGAGTCAAAGTTGTAGTCATGATTGAGTGGAAATAAAGTGAACAAAGTGTAGCGTTTGAGTGCTACTGAGAGGATCGTAATCCTCAGAGTAACAGTCAGTATCAGGATTGCCACAATGAGCGACGACGACGCTTCTCAATTTGTTTGGCAGTTAGACAGCAACCTTTTCCGAAGAACTCAGACTGACACCAATTGAATGGAGGCGTGTAGTTGTCACCGAAGGTGGTGATGTTGAGTCGAATGCGTTGATCGTTGTTCATGCTTTTAGTATGGCAGAGAATCAGGTGAAAGTCAAGCGGTAGTGGACACTATGCGGAATGTCACACTGTTGTTGCATGAACGACGCAAATCATGCAGACGATTTTCTACCCATTGGCGTGTTTGGTTGTTGACACCACAACCGCGCCATTCGCAGGCAGTTTCGTTAAAATATTCGAGAGAGTAGGTTTGTTTGTTCATGCTTTTAGTATGGCAGAAAAGTTACATAAGGGCGACAATCGCCGCCCATTATGAATGTAAATTAATGTAAATCAGACAGCGTACACATACTTGTGTGCAACCTTTGCACGCTTGGACTTGACACAATTCTCATTGATCCAGAAACCAAGCGACATGTTATCATTCATCATGAGGTTCATGATAGCACGACGTGATACATTGGTGTATGTGTAAGCATAACCATTGCGGAAGCATACATCAACCACACCAGTGAATGGATTAACAGTCATACACTCGACTGCGTCAGAGGTACGGAAGACAAGAGAGGAAAGATTGAACATAATTGGATGAATGAAAGTGAACAATGCGTCCTTGATGACGCAATACCTTACAGCCTGACTCGAACAGGCAGGACGCCGGTGCATCGTGTAGGTGGTTGAGCGTAGCGAAACGCTCCGTGCCATGATCAAACAAAGCGTGTGGCTCCGCTGCTAAGTGAGTCTACCACAGCTCCCGGTCAGATACCCATGCCGGTTGTCGTCACCTAGCCGTTGATCGGCTGACGCTGTGCTTATGCAGTTGTCGAGGTTCGGTGGGAGTGACTGATGGTTGAAGATCGAGACTCTCCTCCCCCTTAGCAGGGAGAGTCGAGATCAAGACCTTCAAATCAGTCATCTCGGTTAGATACTAGACCACCAGCTACCCGTTTGACGGTAGACAGTCGAGCAAACTGTCACAACCCATGGGCAGATCCCAGTCATACCAACGGATCTTAGCTGTCATTAGCCGTTCTTATCAGTGGCATAAGCTGGGCTTAACTGTCGCAGACAGATCGCGCATGTGTAATGCAGGCGTGTGACCTGCACGCGGTAGTCGGTTTGCGCAGTGTAACCCAGCAAAGTGCAGAGAAATACTGGGCTAAACCGCTTGGTATCACTGGGTTTAGCCGCTTTTTGCTGGGTTCTACGGGCAGGCACCCCCACGGGGGTTTGTGCGCGTCCACGCTATTGCGTTATGGGTAGACAAATTTTTACCAAAATTTATAGACAGCTATAAACCATCGGGAAAGCCTCAGCAATAAGCTGTTTACACTGTTGAGCGATCAGTTTATGTTCAAGTTGAGTCCCGTTATCGCACCTTAAGTCAGTATAATGGATCCAACTACGTAAAGACCCGTTCATATACATACGAGTAGGAGTACAAAGCGGTAAAACCTCTCTAGCGCATTCTTTAGCGACGCCTGCTTGAAGCATGTCATTATAGATACGCATACTTTGTTCAAAATGTTGCTGCATTAACACTTGATAATATTGTTTATCAGTTGGGTTTAGATCATCTGTACTATTTTGACGATTTTTAAGATCTTGTTTACGTAAGTCAGGAGTTTGTGGTAATTCTGTTACTTGAGCATAACGTTGACTAAACTCTTGGAAACTAAACGAGCGGTGTCGCAGGATTTGAGCAGCAACTGACCGTGTAGTGTTAATTTCTACACACATATTTACCATTTCAAACGGTGACCAATGTCGATGTTTGATAAGGTATTTAATTAACTTAGCACTGGTCTCAGTGTTGTTTTGATTGTTTGGATTTGATACACGTGCCATATAAGCAATGAGATCATCACCATTAGGTGTGTAGTGTATTAACTTAACGTTATTCATGTAAAGGTGGTGGTGGTAGAATTGATTACTGATGTCCAGTTATTATATTAAAAATAATGTCCAGTAATCAAAGAAATCAATAAAATGTTTGTCGGTGGAGGTTCTGTACTTTACTGCTATAACTCTCATTGTTATTACAGTAAAGGGGGAAGTTTTACCTTCCCCGATCACAGGGAGTCCACCCTTCTCCCTGTATACATGGGACATCAACTTAAACCCAGTTGGGGACTGAGTTTTTAGATTTACCTCTAGCAGCTCTTCTTTGGTCTAAATTCATCCCTAAGACAAGGTGATTAGCACTGCTTTGAGGGTCATCAATTGTTGACAATAGCAGATCATTCCATTCTTCACGTTTACGTTGGTTTACTGCTTCTTGGGCAGAAATACCCATAGCATCTGTAAAGTATTGGACACCTTGAGCAAGGGCATCAATTCTGTCGTCATGTCGTACAGCACCTTTTTCACGGCACATACGACTCATTTGATAGAATAGCATGTAGAGGAGTCGTTTTTCAGGAGCTTCATCTCTGTTGGAGGTGTAATCCCAATCAATAACACCGCGATCCACAACAAGCCTATGCTGATTAAGAATGGGTTCAAGAGCGTCAATGATCCTTTGTTCTTTCCGTACAGTTGCTCTGACTTCTTCAACGTCTATACCTTGTTTTGTTTGAGCTAAATGTTTTTTAAATAATTCTGCAACAATACCATCACCAAAGTTAGTTTCAATAACTAATTTAGTAACGTTATATTTTTTACATCCTCTTAAAATATCCAAGAGTGTGTTGTCTGAGTATCCGTCTCTATAAGCACGCATTTCGTGCAAGTACAAGAAACCGTTTCGTTGGCTAATAAAAGCTGCTGCTGTTTCATCCGAGCCACGACCCGACGGGTCAACACTGCAGATTGTTTCTTGGTAGGGAAGCCACTCTCCTTGTAACTGCATTGGACTGTAGAAATAATCTCCAGGTAAGCCAACAGTGGGAGCGTCTTTAATGACGTTTCTTGGGTCTGAGCACCAGATGACGGAATCAGGAGCAGTTGAAGGGTTAACAGCGGTAACGATAAGGTCAGCCATTTTAAGTGGGAATTTTTCAGCGTCACTAAGGCTGGTGTCAAGCATGAACTGAAGCATAAAGTTGCTTCGTCCCATAGCTGCTTCACGTTCAAGTAAGTCATCGTTATCAAATCTGTCAGGGTCAGTTACGTCCCATTTATCAGCACCCATATCAATGTCTTCTTGAAGTTGAGGTGCTATCAAACCTTCATAGTTAGACATTGACCGTGGGTAACGAGCTGGCCAAATAAAGGGACGATAATTTCGTTCAGCCAGTTTACGGTACACAGTAAAAACTGTTTGTGGTGTACCAAGGTACATAATACGACTGTCATCTTTAGGAGTAAGAATTGATTCAGCTTCTGTACAGAGTTGAAGCAACTTTTCCCTCATAAATTCTGTCATACTGTTACCAGGAACTTCAATATCGTCAAGGATCATAAGGTCAGCCCGGCTACCCGTAAGCTGACCCGTGATTCCAACTGACTTAACTGAAGGTGCCTGGTGAGGACTACACTGAACGTCAAAAGAAATACGTGACCAACGTGCATCATCAGACTTAGGACGAAGATGCACTAGCCACGGTGTTTCAATAATAAGTTTTTGAAGAAAAATAGACATGTTGTCGGCACGTTCTTTTGATGCCGATATGATCATTATCTTTTTTTCAGCGTTATTGAAAAGCGTCCACAAAACGAATGCTCCAGTGATCCAGGATTTTCCAACACCACGGAAAGCTTGTATTTGAAGACGTTTAGGTCCATATTGAAGATAGTCTGCGATAGCATATTGAGCACGTGTAGGTTCAGGCAGATCAAGCTGCGCCCACAGAGCCTGCAGGAACAGCTTGAAATCATCTTTAAGTAGTTCTAGGGTGTTCATAAATTAAAAGCCACCACCAGTCACAAATTTAATTGTACCTCCAATGCCTTGTAAAAGCCCTGATCCAACTGCTAAACCAACTCCAACAACGGTAGCAGCATTATCAGTTACAACTTTAGAGGCTTCGTAAACTTGTTGAGTTAAATCTTGTTTAGGTTCTGGTGGTAATGTTTGGGAAAGTTGGTTTTGTTTAGGAAAAGATAGTACTTGTTTAGGTTTATATTTAACAGTACCAGCTGTAGTTGTTATACTAGGTGTGTGTGTTTGAAATCCTCCTAATTGCCTAGGTGGTTCAGGTGTGTAAATGCTTTTTAAAACATTTATTTGATCATCAATAGGAACTGTTTCATCAATGTCAATACCAGGTAAATCGTCTGGATTAACTAACTCATCAAAAAATTCTACAGGAATAACACGTAAACCGTTAACACCTATTCCAACAGCATAGCGATTGTTATATCTAGTTCTAATTCTTTGTTCTAAAGCTGTTTTAACAGCAGCAAGATCAGAAGGTACATTTTTTATAAAATCGCTAGGTGCGCCTGTTTGAAGCAAACCAGAGATATCTTGGCTATATAGATGTTCTCTGTGTGGAGTAGGCATTCCAGCAAACTCAGCAATTCCTTGTAATTCTGTCCTTTGTTTTGCTAAAAGTTTGTTTTCGTAATCAGCTAATGGCGTAGATGTTTGTTCTTGAGTTTTTCGACCAGCATTTTGTCTAGGAGTGCGTTTTGATTTTGGACCCCAACGCAAGCCTTTAGAGTCACCTTTTTGAGTAATACCAGGAGGTCTTTTATGACCATCGGCAGCTAGCTGTTGTTCAGATTGTTTATAAGTTAAATTAGGGTTAGCTTTTAACAGTTTATTGGCGGCTTCAATCCATTCTGCGACAGTCATAAATTACTTCAAGCAGTTGTACCTTTGTTAATTTTTATTTTTTCAGCTTTCAATTCCCGCAACACTTTTTGAGCAGCGGCATAACCGGATTGCCCTGGCTTTACTTTAGCAGCCAGTTTAGGATTAGCACGCGCCCACTGTTCCATTGGAGTACCTTTGGGCTTAGGAGTGGGTTTTTTAGTAGGTGTAGTAGGTGTAGAACGGGTTGAAGCCGAGCTAGAGGTGCGTGTAGAACTTGTAGAACTTGTAGAAGACGTTCTAGTACGGCGTCCTACACCAGTGTATCCACCAGACTCTTCAAACTCGCGCTTACTACGTGCAATGTCAGCAGCAGTTGCAGTCGTTCTTCGTCGTCCTACACCAGTGTATCCACCAGACTCTTCAAACTCGCGCTTACTACGTTCAATGTCAGCAGCAGTTGCTCCCTTTCCACTTCCACTTCTACTTCGTCCCTGTGTGGTTCCTTTTGCTCCCCTTCCACTTCGTCCCAGCGTGGTTCCTTTTGCTCCCTTTCCGTTTTGTTTTTTAGAATTAGCCATGATTAATTAATGTACTCCATAATAAGATTTTCGCGAAGTCGATTGACTCCAAATTTGTCCCTCATCCATGTAAGCCAATTTCTACTTCCTTTATCCTGATTACACTTAACGCAGGCTGGTACCAAATTGCTTGTAATATCTTCCCCGCCAAAGGTGCGAGGATAAACGTGATCCAAAGTAAGTTCGTGTAATTCATAAGTTTCTCCACAATAAACACATGTGCATCCAAAATGTTCCTTTATTGCACGTCTCCAAAGACGTTTAGCTTCAGGTGATGTCATGGTTATTAGGTTTTGTAAATAGTGATCAGGAGTAGGAAATAGTGGCGTCATTATGCGTATTTAATTTTCATACGAGGTCGTCTACGGTTTGTTGAAGGTTTTTCTAACTTACCTTTATTTAAACCTGTATGTGACGCATCTTTATTATCACCGTTACCGTAAGTACCAAGTTTACGGTTTAATTTGTTAGCTTTGACTCGAATTTTAAGACCTTTAGCAGTTTTATTATAATCACCCTGCTGTTTACGGCGACGTTTGGCAGCATCCGGGTTTTCCGCATAATACTGAGCTGTTCTACTTTTTGCCATAAAGCCTACTTTGCACAAGTTCAGGGTCAACTTGCGGCATAACATTAGCAAGTTTAGAAAGTGGGTTGCCTTCATATGCAACACCACTGATGTCATTAGTTTTTAGCCAGTCACAAGCAGCTTTCAAGTCTTGGGTAGTTGCCTCACCCGATTTAATACGGGCAAGGAACTCCCTTGTAACTAGATTATGCAACTCGTTAAACTGGTTTTCGGTTGCTTTCTTTTTCATGCTTTGTTTATTTTAAGTTTAGCACGCTTAGCACGTTTAATTGGTACAATTGGTACCCACATTTGCATATGAGGATCCCATTTTTTGTTAGTACCCATACGTTCCTGATTACCACCAGAATCACTACCGGGACGTGGTCTGTAACCAGGACCTGCCTGAGCAACTTGTTTATTTTTCTTTTTCATTACTGATTACTCTTAAGAATCATTTGGTCAAGCTTGTTTTCAATACGAATCATGTGATCTTCCATTTTACGCATTGTTTCACTAAATTGTTCTTGTGGAACATAATTGGTTGCAACACGAAGTTCAAAAGCATCGACACGTCGATCTAATTCTGTTATTCTGTTGTGTAGTCTATTTGTAAGTGCTGCGCCCGCTGCTAATGCAGCTACGGTAGCAGATACTACTGCTTCAATCATTTTTAAGGGCAACAATAGGGACTATATCGTGGCACAACACTTCTACACGACTACCAGGTCG